GCAGTTCGGTCTCCTCGCCATCGCTGTGGCGGAGGACCACGTTATCAATTTTTGCGCCTGGGAAAAGCACCAGAAAGGGTGTTCTAAAGGGGTGATAGGGGTCTTAACTACTCTGAAACGAGGTGAAACAGGTGTCCAACACACCAAAACGACGCCGAAAGCCGGCTCAAACGGTTGAGGACCGAGAGAACGAGCTCGTCAAGAGCGCCACAGACCTCGCAGCTCAGCAATTGCGTGACGGCACGGCATCGCCATCAGTCATCACACACTTCTTACGCTTGGGTTCCGTTCGTGAACAACTCGAACGACGCAAGTTGTTGAAGGAGAACGAGATGATGGATGTGAAGATGGCTGCTATAGAAGCTAGCGAACGCCGTGAACAGGAGTACGCAGAGGCCATCAACGCTCTCCGAAGGTATAAAGGTGAAACCCTCGAATAATTCCCCCAAGACATACCACGAGATGCTCCAATACATGACTCTCGAAGATCGTATTCGGTATCTCCGTCTTGGGGGAGCGGTGAGTCACGCCACCTTCGGCGGAAAGCGGATGGCTAACCAAGACTTCTACAAGTCACGTGAGTGGGCACAAGCCCGAAATCATGTGATCTCACGAGATAACGGCTGCGATTTGGCGCTGTCCGACTATCCAATCTTGGATCGGATACTGGTACACCACATAATACCAATAACCATGCAAGATTTGGTAGATGGTTCAGACAAACTACTAGATCCTGAAAACTTGGTATGTGTGTCACACAACACGCACAACTTCATCCACTACGGAACTGAGGAAACTACGCCAAGGGAGTATCAGGAACGACAACCGGGTGACACAAAACTCTGGTGAAAGGAGATAAGATGACCCGACGAACCCCAGAACAATACGATTGGGGTACACTTGAATTTGATGAAACACTACTAGATTTACACTACACCCCGCACGGCTTCCGAACGATTAAGTTCACAGTCATTCATCACATGACTGTTGTTGACCGAGATGGAAACGGACCGGATACCCTAGATGCTTGCTTCAATATCTGGCAAGATCGAGAAGCTTCTGCACATTACGGTGTGGACCATGACAAGGTTCGTCAGTATGTGTACGATTCCGATATTGCTTGGGCTACTGCTAATGCAAATGGCAACAACCATGGTATCTCTATTGAGCATGCTAATAGCACAGGCGCCCCAGATTGGCGTGTCGATCCTGAGACGATGGAGACAGGTGCAAAACTCGTCGCCCACCTCCACAAGTTCTATCGACTCGGCCGGCCCAAGATCGGAGTGAACGTTTTCCGTCACATGGACTTCTTCACTACTGGTTGCCCCGGTCCATTCCTTGGCGGAAGCCAGTATCACAACTACGTCAACCGAGCTGCTCAGATCTACGACGAGATCACCGGTGCAAAACCCGCTGGTCCAGTCCCACTGCCTATCCCGAAGGTTCGCCCTTCGCAAGACGAGGTAGTCAACATGGTGATCCGAGGTCAGTACGGCAACGGCACAGAACGGTTCCAACAGTTGGAGCGTGAGGGGTGGGACCCGCTGGAGATTCAGCGGATCGTTAACGAACGGCTGTCGTGATGGGTAGTGCTTTACAAGACGTGAAGAAACTCCTCAACATCCCCGCTGACAACACGGACTTCGACGTGGACATTAAAAGCTTGATGAACTCCTCGCTAGCAGTGGTGTTCCAAGTTTGCCCCGCCATCAAGAAGGCGAGTCCAGTTGTTTCGGGGACTGAGGAGTGGTCTGACCTGTATGACATCGACGAGCCCAAAACTACGACCCCGCAAAACATTATCGCAAGTCTCATCGAGACGTTTGTGACTATGGATGCTCGGTTGAAGTTTGACCCGTCGATTAACACAGCTGTGAAGGAGGCCCATCAAGCTTGCCGAGATGAAATGATATGGAGGTTGAGTGTTGTTTGAGTTAACACCCCAGCGCCACGATGAACTCTATCACTACGGTGTCCCCGGTATGCGCCGAGGAGTTCGCAAAGACCGTCGACGGGGTAAGAAGAAGCGTAAGAAGTGGCGTGATTTGACGATTCAACAACGTCACGACATTATTCAGAAACATGTTCGTCGGGCTAAGCTCGCTTACAACGTCGGTTCTGTTGCTGTTCCTTTAGCCACAAGCGCCGCTCTCCTCGGGTATGCTCACTACAGGGGTAAGAAACTTAAAGAATCTCGGTTAAAAATCGGCGGTAAGCGAATGATGGACGCCACAGAGCATCTTAAGACTCCATTCACTGACGTGTCGCCAAAGATTCCGAAGAACTGGCGTTCTGGTGTTTCTAATAAACGTAAAGTCTACAACGTAACGACTTTGCATAGCGACACCCATACACCCGAACTATATCACTATGGTATCAAGGGCATGAAGTGGGGTCGTCGGAAAGGTTTACGTTTACGTTTGCACCGAAAACCAAAGGTTCGGTCCAAAGAGCGCAAGTATTCCGACGCCCTCGCTGGTAAAGTGAAGAAGACTGGTGTCACTTCACTTTCCAATAAAGAGCTTCAGACATTAACTCGACGAATGCAATTGGAGAACGACTATCGACGAACCGCAGACAACCCCTACAAGACCCGAGCTCGACGTAAGGGTGAAGAAATGCTGTGGAAGGGCGCTGGTGCCGTGGGCGGTATTGCTCTTGGCACATTCGGCACAATCGCAGCACAAAACTTGAAGAGCAAGGATCAGAAGAAACGTATCGCTGCCGGCTTGAAGGTTGCTAAAGCTGTGACTGGGTGGTAACGGATGGCTCTATCGAACACCGCAACCCCGAAGTATTACGGAATTTTCCGTGAGAAAGTACTGCGGGGTGAGATCCCTGTCTGCAAAGAAATTTCGATGGAGATGAACCGCATTGATGCGTTAATAGCGGATCCGAAGTATTATTACGACGACAACGCTATTGACGGGTTTATTGAGTTCGTCGAATCGGAGATGACCCTTACTGATGGTTCTGATGTGTTCGTCATGGACTCATTCAAACTCTGGGCAGAGCAACTCTTTGGGTGGTACATCTTCGTTGATCGGTCAGTATATGTTCCTCGTCCGGGAAATCGTGGGGGTCGGTATGTTCGCAAGCGTGTGAAGAAGCGTCTAACGAACAAACAATACATCATCGTGGCTCGTGGTGCCGCCAAGTCGATGTACGCTTCGTATCTACAAGCGTATTTCCTCACGGTCGACACCACGACTACGCATCAGATTATTGTGGCCCCCACAATGCCTTTGGCAACCGAAACCATCCAACCAATCAAGACTGCAATGATCCGTTCTAAAGGACCATTGTTTAAATTCCTTTGTATGGCTGGTTTCACGCCTCAAGCGGCGGGTCGAAAAGCCGAGAAGAACAAACTCGCTCCCACCAAACGCGGCATTGAGAATTTCTTGACTAACTCGCTACTTGAGGTTCGGCCGATGCGTATTGACAAACTTCAGTCAATGCGTACCAAGGTGAACACCGTTGATGAATGGCTTTCGGGCGATGTCAAAGAGGATGTTATCGGTGCCATCGAGCAGGGTGCTTCTAAGAACGAGGATTACTTCATTCTCGCTATTTCTTCGGAAGGTACCGTTCGTAACAGTGTTGGTGACACCATTAAATTGGAACTCCAAGACGTGCTGAAAGGTAATTACCTAGCCCCACACATTTCGATCTGGCACTACCGTCTTGATGATATTAAGGAAGTTGCTGACCCAGCTATGTGGGTGAAAGCGAATCCGAACATCGGAATCACGGTAACCTACGAGACCTACCAGAAAGATGTGGAACGAGCGGAACAAGTCCCCGCTGCACGAAACGATATCCTAGCGAAACGCTTCGGTATCCCCATGGAAGGGTATACGTATTTCTTCACTTACGAAGAAACGTTACCACATGCAAAGAAACAATACTGGGGTATGCCATGTTCGATGGGTGTCGACTTGTCACTCGGGGATGACTTTACTGCGTTCACGTTTTTGTTCCCCCTTCAGCGGAGTATGTTTGGCGTGAAGACTCGATCTTATATCACCGAACGTACCCTGATGAAGCTCACAACAGCTCGGCGTCTTAAGTACGAAGAGTTCATCGAGGAAGGCACATTAATTGTCATGGACGGCACCGTGCTAGACATGATGCAAGTCTATGACGATCTGGATGCTCATATCCAAGAGTGTCAATACGACATTCGATCTGTTGGGTATGACCCATATAATGCGCGTGAATTTATCGAACGATGGACGACCGAGAATAGTGAGTGGGGAGTTGAAAAGGTCATCCAAGGTGCCAAAACAGAATCCGTCCCACTCGGCGAGTTGAAGAAGCTTGCGGAAGATCGTGCGTTACTCTTTGACGAAGCGCTCATGACATTCGGTATGGGGAATGCTATCGTCATGGAAGACACAAACGGTAACCGCAAGATTCTAAAACGACGCTATGAAGAAAAAATTGACAACGTAGCGGCTCTCATGGACGCTTACGTTGCGTACAAGCTAAATCCTGACAGTTTTGAATAGGAGGACATATGACAAACATGGAATTATACCACTACGGCATCAAGGGTATGCGATGGGGTCATCGCAAAGCACGCCCTACGATGTCTGGTGCCGCACGAAGCGCACGACGGAAGCGGATTGCAAAGCGTGTCGCTCTCGGTGTCGGTGCAGCAGCTTTGGGGTATGGTGCTTATCGGGGCAAGAAGTATATTAGTACACCACATGGCGCCGCGCACCTTATGGTCGGCGCGTTGCGCGCGCAACAAGGTATTGACCGTGTTGGTGGTGCAGCACGGAAAGCCGGTAGCACAGTTGGTAGTTATGCGTTAGGCGGCAAACATTCTTCACGACGGGCTGGTCTTAAAGCAGCCGGTGCCGCAGCTCGAAGCGCTGGCAGCGCAATCAAGACGCGAGCTAAAGACGCTAAGGACGGCGCACAAATCG